GTATATCAGAAAGATTTGATAGGCTTATCATAGCTGACCTACGCACACCACCAGATACAACTACTTCTCCAATCTTACACATTAAGCTATGGCAATCATACCCAGAAAGTTTTTTTCCTTCATTCTCTTTAAATAAATTAACAGTAAAATTAAAAAGATTGTCTAGTGGCGCAGGACCAGACGCCCTACCACCAAATGTTTTTAGTCTAGCGCCTGCAGGTCTAATTTTAGATAAGTCCCAAGATGGAATTACGCCTGCATACAAAAGTGCAATAAGTTTGCGTAATGCTTTAGCCCAACCTTCTTTGCTATCGTGAACAACGAGAATATCTTCACCTTTTTGTACTCGTGCAGGAATTTCCGGTAATTTATTTACATTGTCTCGTTCTACAGAAAACCCAACTCCAGTTCCACATAAAAGAATATACATAGCCTCATCAAAAGATTTCATATCGTCTACAGGCAAATATGCACAGTTGTACCCTGCAGTATTATCTCTTGCTAAAGCGGCTCCTGCAGTCATCAATGCTCTCATACTTGGCATTACCTCTAGCCCATATATAGCGTCCCATATCTTTTCTGTAGTATCATAATCTATACTAGCTTTACTAGATAAAAAATCTACGTATCTGGTTACAGTCTCGCTCCATGTCTCTCGTCTTTGTTGGTCATCTATCCAACGTGCGTAACGAGATGTGGCTATAAAATTTTGGTAGTCTGTTGGTAATGCGTTATTCATATTTATCTCCTTTAATAACTTACGCTTACATCTTTTGCATTAATTCCTGAAAATTCGTGCATCAAATCTTCTATTGCTTCTTCTATGACTAATGGCAGTTCTTCTGCATCAGGTGTGAACTCTTCCACATCTACATTAGCAATGATTTTAATTTTAACCTTTACCGTTTGAGTTGACATATTTAGACCTAACAGTTTTTAATAATAGTTCAAGATACCAATGGGCTTTCTGTAAATCTTGCTCAGGTTTACCTTTATACCGATATCTCCACAAGTACTTCATTATTGCTCCCTGCAAGTAATATTCAAATCCGTCACCTAACATCTCTCGCATAGCATCTATACATTGAATATTACCTTGATTATAATGAGGTGGCTCATTAACTTCTGAATCTGTGTCTTCAAAAGATGGAATGAACGCATCCTCTGTATACATTCCTTTAAAACTTAATTGCTCTTGTATATTCATAGTATCTCCTAGTGTATGGTTTGTAGTAAATTAATATCATTGGCGAAACTTAATTGTCCCTGCTCTATAAGTGACTCAGGATTATTCATAGCATAGTCAGCTATACCACGCAATAACAAAGTATAGAAAGTAACCTCATCATTGTTCTCTTCGCTTACGTTAGAAAAATTGTGAACAATTTCAATATCATAGGCATCTTCATCACCTAAGTTTCTTATTATTAACACTGAATCGTTTTCAGCTAAAGTTATTGTTTTGCGTTTTTGCATGAGACCATTTCTATAAAGTGTTCAGCATCTATTATTGCCAAGGGTTTCTGCCTATTCATTTTTATTATAAGCAAAGGTTCCCCTTTATTATTATGTGATATAGCTTGTTCATAATAATTATATATTGTTTTAGTTCTCTCAGTGTTCTTACACTCAATATCATAAGGAAACTTTTTAAAAGCCGCCGTTGATAACTGTACATCTACGCCATTTACGCCCATAGGTGTAGACCGTACATCTAAAGGAGTCAAAGCTTTGAACACAGCTAACAACTTATCAGCTACCCAATTCTGCAATCTTCTACCCTTCGCTTTTGATGTCCTGGGGGACATCTTCTTCTTCAATACGAATTTCTTTGATTGCATTGCTGGGGATGTACGTAGCGTTTGCTTCACTTTTGATGCAGGGAAACGGCGTGCCTTTGTTGATTTGGCGGATAAATTCTTCTGCTTCGTACTGCTTGAGTTTAAAAGTTTTGGCATCTGTATCTCCGTATCTAATCTGCAGTGTCACGCCACTCATCAGATATGTGTGTATACCAAACCCATCTTGGGTTTTTTCCTTTGCTTGGGAGCTGTCGTTTAAATTGTAAATCTTCCCAACACGACTTTTTATAGGAGCAATAAGAGCATTCAAATCCAAGAACTCGGTTTCCTGTAGGCTTTGAATAATAAGTTTCTTGAGTGTCGGTGAAGCATCTCTTAAAAGGTTTTCCAGTAGTAATGGTGCTATGAGTTTTTTTGAGTGCATCTAGAACCTCTTTTCTTTCTTTTTTATTGTCAGATGCTTCTGCAAAAGCTATCTGGCCTGTTGATTTATTTATAGCTATCCAACCTTTAAATGGTACTTTTGCCGCCTCGCTATATCCATAGCCCTGCGATACGTACCCAAAGGTGTCACTGCTTTTAATGCTTTCAAAAGCGTTGTCAGTATTAAATTTATTATCGAATGCGTATGGTGATACAGTTTTTATATCGTAAATACCATCTGATAATTCAATATCAAACTCGCCTTTTATATTAATATCTTTATTCTGTAGCTCGACTTTTTTATGTATATTCTTTACCTCTATTCCTGAGGCTTTTATTAAAGTAATTAAAACTGCTTCTAACATATCCCCTATAATCATACGCATTTTAAAGCTATAATCTTGGGGTTCTTGTTCAGCACCATTAGCCTGCATTTGCAGTTGGCACAATGGGCGTCCTATATTGCTCATTCTTAATCTAAACTCTTCATCATCTTTTTTTGAGAAGTGTTTCTCTATGGCTTTCTTAG